GGCGCAGATCAACGACAACTTCGGCCAGCTCGCGGAGATCGTCCGCAAGATGGCCCTCGCGGCCGACCGGACGAAGTACGAGTACTTCTTCGACAAGCTGACCATCGCGGGCCAGCCGACGATGGACTACGACTCGACGGCGCTCTACCACGCGAACCACGGCGCGAACCTCGCGACGACCGCGCTCTCCGCCACGCAGCTCAAGGCGCGTCGGCTCAACATGCGGAAGCAGACGGACCTCACGAACAGCAAGCGCCTCGGCCTGGAGCCGAAGTACCTCATCGTCCCGGTGGACCTCGCCGAGACGGCGTACGACTGCCTCAAGCCCCTCGCCGAGTACCCCGGCGGCTCGACGACCGACAACGCCTTCCTGCGCCGCTTCGGCATCGAGCCGATCGTCGTCCGCCACTGGACGAACACGACGGACTGGTTCCTCGAGGCGGACCCGATGCGGTCCTCGATCCCGGTCTACGAGGCCGGCTTCCTCGACGGCAAGGAGACGGCGGAGATCTTCGTGCAGGACATGGCGAACGCCGGCTCGGTGTTCGAGCGCGACACGATCACCGTGAAGATCGCCATGGACTACTTCGGCGGCTCGCCGATGCGCGACGAGGCCTTCGACGGCAACGACGTCGCCTAGTCGGTGACCTGATCCCGCGGGGGCCGCTCGTGGCGGCCCCCGACCCCCAAGCACTCAGCCCGAGAGAAACGAGAGACCCCCATGGCGAACGCTCCGAGTCCCAGCGTCGGCGACATGTTCACCGTCGTCGTCGTCCATCACGCGCAGATCACCGCCGACGACACGGGCGGCACCACGTTCAAGGTGCCGTTCAAGTGCCGCATCGTCAAGGCGGTCGGCACGGTCGAAGCGATCGGCGGCGGCACGCCGTTCACGGACGTCGACCTGGTCGTGAAGGAGGGCTCGACGACCGTCTGCACGCTCGCCGCGGTGGACAGCTCGGCGATCGTCTCCGGCGGCGGCACGGCGGCGCCGGACTACGCCTGCGACGCCGACGACGTCCTCGAGCTCGAGATCGACATCACGGGCGGCGCCTCGACGCCGACGGCCGACGGCATCAACGTCTGCCTCTACTGCGTCCGCGAGTAACCCGCTCGCGCCCCTGAAGTCCCCGCGGGGGCGGTCCGGCCAACGGGCCGCCCCCGCTTCGCGTTCTCCGGAGCCCGCACGATGCCCGACCTGCAGACCTCGATCGCCGCGACGAAGCGCCTGGTGGGCACCGCCCACGAGGCGAAGGGCGTCTCGCCGGTCGAGTCGTTCGTGACGGCGGCGCTGCGCGAGGTGAACCGACTCTCCCCGTACCAGGCGCGCACGACGCTCACCGGCGACGGCACCGACGAGTACCCCCTCGGCTCGCTCTGGACGCGCGGCGTCTCCGTCATCTCCCGGGCCCGCTACCTGCCCGACGGCGACTACAACGAGCGCTTCCGCGACCTCGCGCCTGACGAGTACGACGCCACTGAGGTCACCTCGGGCGGCGCCGCGCAGATTCGGTTCCTGACCGTCACGCCGCCCGCGTCGGCGAAGGTCATCCTCGAACACACGGCCGTCCACACCCTCAGCACGAACGCGCTCACGACGCTCTCCGACCGCGAGGCCGGGGCCGTCGAGTACTGCGCCGCCGCGCTCCTGCTGCGCGCCGCAGCGGCTTCGGTTGCAGGCGTGGCCCCGCAGTCGTCCGACATGGACTTCGCGTCCTCGGCCCTCCAGAACGCGGCGGACGCGTACCGCCGCCTGGCGGACGACATGGACGCGCGCTTCCGCGAGGCCCTCGGGCTCCCCGCGGACGGCTCCGTCGCCGCGCGCCCGGTCGTCATCACGAGCCCCGGCACGAGCAACGCGCGGAACTTCCGCCGGCTGACCCACCCCCGCCGCGGTGCCTCGTGGTGAGCAGCGTCGTCCTGGTCTCGCTGCCGCGCGCCTTCTCCGGTGACGACCTCGCGGCCGTGATCGCGGAGTCCGCGCGCGTCACGATGGATGCGGTCCTCCCCGAGGCGATGACGGAGATCGGCCAGTCCGGCAAGATCCCCGCGAACACGGGCGTCCTCACGCGCGCCGTCGTGAACGCCGCGCAGCCCGCCGTGGTCGCGGACGGCAAGGTGGCCGCCGAGATCGTCGTGGCGGGCGAGGCGTCGTCCTACGCAGCCGTCATGGACCTCGGGCGCCGAGCCGGGAAGCCGATGTCGTGGCGGTTCCTCTACCACGCACCCGGCCAGCGCGGCCCCGACTCGTGGCGCGGCGGCTGGGTCAACCGGGCAAGGCGCCAGTGGGTCCTCGAGGTGGCGGAGTCGCTCAAGGAGCAGGACCAGGCGTCCACGCAGGCCCAGCGGATCGTCGCGAGCACGCGCCCAGTCCGCACGGGCGCGCGAGGCGCCGCGGCTGGCCCCACGTCGAAGATCCGCCGCGACGCCTACGAGCGCCGGGCCTGCTACCTCCTCGCCGTCTCGATCGCGTCGGCCATCCGCTCCCGCGGTATCAAGGCGAGGCGCTTCCTCGCGGATCAGCGCGACCCGATCGCGGCGCGGCTGTCGGCGGAGATCCAGGCGGAGGCGCGCCGCGTCGCCGACGAGCTCTCCGGCGGCGGTGGCGCATGAGCGTCTCCTCGATCCGCACCGCCGTCATCGCGATCCTCGCGGCTGCCGGCGCGCAGAACGTCGCGGCCGAGGAGCCGGGCAGCTTCGAGCCGGCGAACGCGCCGAAGCGCGTGGGCACCCGCGTCCACTACTGGCGCGTCAAGGCGGGTCGCGCCCCGGGCATCGGCGGCGCCGGCTACATCGACCGCCGCCACGTCCTCACGATCACGGGCTTCCTCGGCGTCGCCCGCGACCACCCGGACGGCGAGGAGACCTCGGACATCGAGGCGACGGACCTCCTGGACGCCGTCGTGGCGGCCCTCGAGGACCCCGACAACGCGCGACCCGGGACCGCGATCGACCGCGACGGCGACGTGCTGCCGCAGCCGATCCGCACCGGACAGGTGAACGACGGCCAGGAGGCCGTGGCGGTCCACATCCTCACGATCACGGTGACCTACACGGAGGCGAACTGACATGGGCATCACGACTGGCGCGAAGGCGGGCAACGGCGCCGCCGCAGTGGCATTCGAGCAGGGCTCGACCTGGGGCACCCCGGTCGCGGTCGGCGCGAGCGACGGCCTGCGGATCCTCTCCGAGGGCATCCAGGGCGGCGCGGGCGTGCTCGAGCGCGAGACGATCGGCCTGCCGTGGGGCGACAAGGCCGACCAGGGCCCCGAGGTGTGGCGCGGCCCGATCCGCGGCGACCTCTTCTACAACGGGAACTGCGGCAAGTTCCTGAGCTACATCTTCGGGACGTCGGGCGCTCCGACGCAGACGCCTCCCTCGACGGGCACCACGTACCTGCACGTCTGCGACCTCGCGAACAGCCTGTCGAAGTTCATGACGCTGGTGCTTGCGCGGCGCGCGCAGGTCGGCGGCTCGACGAAGTGGCACGAGCTGAAGTCGGCCATGATGTCGCGGGTCCGCTTCAGCGGCTCCGGCAACGGGCGCGTGAACTGGGAGGCGGAGCTGCTCGGCTCGGGCATCGACCGCGACTCCTCGACGAACACGACGACGCAGACGGACGCCGTGACGGTGCCGACGATCCTCGGCGCGGTCCGCTTCGCCGACGGCCTGTTCAGGATCAACGCACAGGCGGGCGGCGCGCTCGCCTCGACCACCGACGACCTCGGCATCGCCGGGTTCGAGCTGGAGATCATGCGCCCGCTCCCCGCGGACTTCCTCGCGGACGGCACGGGCGCCGTGGCGCTCCCCGCCGAGGAGAACGTCTGCGACGTGATGCTGCGCATCGACCTGCGCAGCTACGACGCCGACACGTGGATCGCCGCGTGGCGCGCGGGCACGGAGTACAAGGCCGATCTGAAGTTCACGGGCACCGGCAAGGCCCCGTCGAGCGGCTCCGACCCCTACTTCGAGTTCCAGCTTCCCCGCCTCGTCCTCGCGAGCGAGCCGCAGGCGAACCTCCCGGGCCGCGGGCGCGTCCCGCACCGGGTGGAGTTCCGCGCGCTCGTCGCGTCGGCCGCGCCGACGGGCATGTCCGGCGTGACGCAGCCCGTGCGCCTGAACGTCCTCGACTCGACCTCCGGCGCCTACCTCTCGTAAGGAGACCCGATGCCCATCGTGTTCGTGAAGCCCGAGGAACGCCGCAAGCTCGACTGCGGCGACGGCGCGTGGATCGAGTACGCGGTGCCTCGCGGCGACGACGTGCAGCGGTCGCTTCAGCGATCGAGCCGGGCCGCGACCCGCGAGGGCGTGGACCTGATCGACGCCCGCTGCGCCGAGGAGGGCGACCTGATCGCCCGCCACGTCACCGACTGGGGCGGCGTCGAGGACGCGGCCGGGACGCCCGTCGAGTGGCCGGCCAAGGGCACCGCGTGGCTGCTCGGAGACAAGCCGGACGCCGCGGCCGTGGAGCGTCGCCGCTACCTGCTGAGCGGCCTGCCGTCGTCGGTCCTGCACCGCCTCGGACTCGCACTCATCGTGCGGTTCCAGGAGGGCCGGGAGTCGGGAAAAGGCTGAGCGCGCGCCTTGAGTGGGCGCGCATCACACCGGGAGCCGAGACCCATGGACCCGAGGCGTACGCGGCGGAGCTGGAGCGGTGCGAACGGGACGACATCCCGCCGCCCGTGTTCGCCGCGTGGATGGAGACCTCTCGGGAGGCCGGGTGGACGCCGCTCGAGGACGGTCACGCCGTGCTGCTGCGCTACGAACTGCTCCGCCACCGCCTGGGCGACACGGCGGTCGAGGGCCCGGCGGGTCCGCCGCTGGAGTGGCCCGAGGAGTGGGGCGCTTGGTGCCTCGCGGAACACCGCGCCGTCATCGCGCACCACTTCGCGGAGTCTGAGCGGATCGCGCTCGAGGAGCGTGCCTCGTGAGTAGCCAGGCCGCGCCGTCGTCCGGCGACAACTCGATCCGCCTGAAGTACGTCCTCGACTACTCGGGCGTCGCTCCCGCCGCTGAGGCGGCGAAGAAGGCCGTCGAGAAAAGCGCCGCGGAGGCCGCGAAGTCGGTAGAGACCTCGTTCGAGCGGACGAAGGCCGCAGCGCGCGGAACCGCCGAAACGACGAAGCGGTCCGGCGCCGACATGCGCGAGGCCCTGCAGGGCATCGAGCCTGCCCTCGCCACGGTCTCGAACGGCCTTCAGCGCATGGGCGTCCAGGGCGCCGGCGGCTTCGGAGCACTCGCCGGGGCGGCTACGAAGCTCGCCGCGTTCGGCGCGTCCCCGCTCGCGCTCGCCGTGGCGGGCGTGACCGCGCTGACCGGCGTCGTGGCGTCGTGGGGCGAGGAGTCGAAGAAGACGACGACCGAGGTCGAGGAGCAGATCTCCGCCCTCGATCGTCTCGCGCAGGCCGCGCAGCGCACCCGCGACGCCACGAACCGGGTGGCCCTCGGGCGCCGCGCTGCGGCCAGCGGGACGCCGACCGAACTCCAGGCCCTCTACGAGGACTACGCGGTCAACGAGGAGCGGCTGAGCCTGCTGCGGCAGGACATGGAGGGCGTCAAGGAGGGCGCCCGGCTGACGGAACTGAAGACGCGCCTGGAGGAGCTCCAGACGACCCGCAACCTGCTCGCGGACCAGATCCGCGACATGCAGGCCGTCATCAACGTCCAGACGCGGGACCGGGGGCCGGACAGGTCCTTCGACAAGGACCGCGAGGAGAGCTTCCGCCGGTTCATGGAGCGGAACACGCTGTCGCGCCCCGAGGAGCACGCGGGCAGCGGCGCGCTTCAGGACACGATCGACCAGCTCGGCCTGCGCGACTCCTTCCTCGGCCGTCAGGCTGGGCTCACCGACGAGTTCCGCCGCCGCCAGGAGGAGACGAGGCGCGAGATCGACCGCCTCGCCGGGAACCCGGATGACCTGTTCCCGAGCATGGCCTTCGGTGCCCCCACCGTGCCCCTCGGCTCCGGGCGCGAGCAGTACAACAACGAGGCCGCGATCGAGCGCCGCAAGGCCGCCGAGCGCGAGCTCGCCTCGATCCGGACGGGCACCTCCCGCGAAGTGCTTGACCTCGAGGCGCAGATCGCCGCGAAGCAGGAAGAGCTGGTCGAGTACCTGCGCGAGGGCGACTCCGTCCAGCAGGACATCGTGGACAAGCGCAGCGAGGAGATCGCGGCGCTCGAGCAGACGCTCGACGTGCAGCGCCAGATCGACGAGGAGCAGGAGAAGCGGCGCCGCGAGCGCGACGAGAAGAAGCAGGGCCCCGACGTCCAGCAGACGACCGTGAGCGTCCGCCAGGCGGTCTACGACGGCACGGTCTCCGGCCTCGAGATGGCGATGGAGGACCCGTCGAACTGGCGCGGAGCCCTGTCCTCGCTCGCGAACGACGTGGCCTCGGCCCTGCGCAAGAGCGTGGCGTCCTCGATCGCGGACGGGCTGCTCGGCGTGGGCAAGGAAGGCTCGACGGGCGGCGGCCTCTTCGCCCTCTTCTCGTCGCTCTTCACCACCGCCGCCGGCGGTGCCGCTGGTGGCGGCGGCGCGGGAGCCGGCGGCGACACGGCCAACCTCACGAACGGCGGCGCGACCGCCCCGACGGGCACCGCGGCGAAGCGGTCGATGTCCGGCGACTCCCGCCCGATCGTCGTCATCAACAGCTTCAGCGAGCGCGACGCGGACGCGATGGCGCAGAAGATGACCGCCTCGGGCGCTCAGGTCGTCGTGGCCCGCGCGAACGGTGACGGCGTGTCCCGCGGCTCGATCCCGGTTCGGAGGCGCGGATGAGTACGACCGTCTGGCCGTTCACCCTCCTGCGCCCCTACAAGGAGCGGGAGACGTTCGAGACGACGCGCTTCGCTCTCGACGGGGGCCACGAGTCGCGCCGCCCCGAGTTCGGCACCTACGGGCAGATGCGCGTGGACGCGCGCCTCCGCCTGCCCTACGCCTCCAAGACGATCACGGACTGGACGACGTTCATCCGCGCGCGGCAGGGCGCCTACGACTCGTTCCTCTACAAGTGCCTCCAGGCGGACCACCGGACGCAGACGCTTGAGGCCGTGGGGACGGGGAACGGGTCGGCCACAGCGTTCGCGCTCGACATGAAGCACGTCGATGCGTCCACGCTGCTCGTCTACAAGGCGGGCGTCCTCCAGACGCTCACGACGCACTACACGTTCAGCGGCAACGACACCGTGCCCGTCGTGACGTTCCTCTCCGCGCCGTCGAACGGACAGGCGATCACCGCCACCTACGACTACTACCACCCGATGACCCTCATCGAGGGCGGCGACGACTCGAACGGTGAGTGGCTCCACGACACGGGCTCCGACTCGACGCGGATCGTCGAGATCGCCGTGACGATGCTCGAAACCTACCCCGGCGCGAGGCGGGCATGAAGAGCCTGAGCGCGGGCGTCCTGGCGCTCCTGGCCCAGCTTCAGCAGCCGACGTTCGGCGTGATCGTCGAGATCCCGGACCTCGACCTCACCTGGACCTCGGTGCCCGCGGGCGTCACCTTCAGCGGCACGGTCTACGTCGCGAAGGGCGTCAAGGTCGAGGGCATCGGGGAGACGATGCTCGCGGACGTCCTCGCGGCGCAACTCGTGATCGGGAGTCTCGACGACACGGAGCAGGCCCGCGTGCGCGCCGATGCGTTCCGCGGCCTCGACGTGACGGTCGAGCTGATCGTCCTCGACGGCACGACGTGGACGAAGACGGGCCGCGTGTGGACGTACACGCTCGACGCGGACGGCGCGACGGATCAGCAGATCACCGCGCGGCTCGCCTCCACAGACGCCGTCTCGGGCACGTCGGTGCCGCGGCGCACGACCCAGGAGCAGGGCTGCCAGCACACGTTCCAGCGCGAGGGCTGCCCGTTCCGGTGGAAGCAGGGAGTCCACGCCGACTCGCTGAAGACGTGCGCCAAGAACTTCGCGGCCTGCCGTGACCACTTCCCGGACGTGACGATCGCGGGCGTGAAGTACGTGCAGCCGAAGCCCTTCGGCGGGTTCCTGGGCGGCATCGCGGCCCGGCTGGTGCTGAGGTAACCCATGGCAGTCAGTAAGCCCGGCCTGTTCCAGATGATCGCGGGAGCGGTCCTCAACATCATCGGCCTGATCCTGTTCATCCCGACCGGCGGCGCGTCCTCCGTCCTCTTCTCGTTCGGCAACGCGCTCCTCTTCAGCGGCGCCCTCACAATCACGATGGGGCTGATCTTCGCCGCGAAGGAGCCGAAGTCGGTCGAGCAGAACTCCCCGACGTACGGGTTCCGCGGCTTCAGCAACCCCACGGCGGGCGACGCCGCGATCCCGGTCGTGTACTCGAACGACACCTCGATCGACACGCCGGGCCACAAGCTCGCACCGATCTACGTGGCCGCGAACACGACGCCGCGAGGGTACGAGGACTACGACTTCGCGAAGGCGCTCAAGGCGCGCGGGCAGAGCGTGTCCCTTCTTCTGGCCGTGGCCGAGGGGCCGATCATCGGGATCGAGGACATCCGGATCAACGAAGAGCCCGTGTTCCAGAAGCACGTGGACGTCGCGCCCGCGGAGAGCGCGAACGGGACACGGAAGACGTTCACGATCCCCGGCCGGCGCATCCTCGTGGAGTCGCTCCGGGTGACCGTGGACGGGGTGGACAAGGGCTGGAAGCGGACGACGCGCGAGGAGCAGCTCGCCGTCTACCGCAGCAGCAGCCCGAGCGACTCCGCCTGGGCGCTCGGCCTCCAGGACTACGACGGCGGCCTCCAGCTCATCGACGACACCCGGGAATGCGTGTGGTACCTCGGCAGCGTCCGCAACTCCTCGACGCGCCTCACGTCGTCCAGCGAGTACGGGATCAACGCGTGGATGAGTGACGACCGCCGCACGCTCTACGCCAACCTGGGGCACCCGCTGCCGCAGGGAACATCGCTCTGGCTCGACCTCCCGATCGTGCGCACGGTCGGTTTCCGGATCAAGAAGGCCGACGACGGGCAGAGCGTCTCACTCGTCTTCGACACGGCCCCGACGTCCGGCGCGAAGATCCGCGTGAGCTACCTCCGCAAGGTCATGCCGGGCGTGCGCGTGCAGTGGCGCAACGGCGCAGCGCACCAGCTCGCGATGGCCGGGCACGACCAGATCCGGAAGACGGAGTCGAAGGGCACCGAGATCACCTCGACGAGCTCGACGATGACGACCGCCAGCGAGTGCGACGACGTCGTGATCGACATCGCGTCGCAGGGCGAGTTCACGGCCTACGACACGAAGGACGGCGGGCGATCCCCGGTCATCGCGCAGATCCGAATCGAGTGGAAGCGGGCGACGGACGCGGACTCCGCCTACAAGAAGCTCCGCGACCCCGCCGAGACGGGCACCAGCAAGACGCTGTACGAGTTCAGCCTCGGCGGCGACTCGACGAGCACGATCAACTGGAGCCTCTCCGTCCGCGAGCTCCTGCGCCGGTGGGTCGAGGATCACCCCGGCGACACCACGGCGGCGGCCGAGCTCGCCCTCTGGACCCGCAACCGCTACACGGTGCGCGTCACGCGGACGAACGCGATCCAGAACGCCACGTCCACCTATGTCCGCGACCGGATCGAGTGGCAGTCCATTACGACGACGATCGAGGAGCGCCTCAGCTACCCCGGCACGGCGATGCTCTCGATCCACGGCGTGGGCAGCGAGCGCCTCCAGGGCTCACTGCCTCGCGTCACGGCCCGCGTGATCGGTATGCGCGACGTCGAGGCCTACGAGGACGGCGCGTGGGTCAAGAGCGAGGCCGCGCAGACGAACCGAGTGTGGGCGGCGATCGACCTGATCACGGCGCCCCGCTACGGCGGCGGCGAGCAGTTCACGAAGGCCGCGAACATCGACACGACGACCGCCGTGACCGCCGCGGCGTGGTGCGACGAGACCGCCACGAACGACGGCGTCGAGGAGACGCGCTCGGTCCTCAGCTACGTCGCCGACACCCGCCAGGCCCTCATGGAGCAGGTCCGGGCGATCCTCGCCCCGGCGCAGATCGTGCCCGTCCTCGAGGGCAACGTCTGGAAGTTCGTCATCGACCGCGAGGTGGACCTCGACACGGTCTCCACGATCCACTGCGACGGCACCGACGGCAAGGTGCTGCGCAGCTCGGCGACGATCTCTCACCAGCCGGTCACGTCGAAGAACACCGAGCTTCAGATGACCTACCTCGACCGCCACGAGGACTTCCAGCGGAAGGAAGTGTGGGTCGCGCCCTCGGCCCCGGCGGAGAGTCGCCGCGTGGAGCGGGCGACCGCGTTCGGCGTCGATCGCGCCTCCGAGGCCCGCCGCTACGCGGAGTTCCTCTACAGCAAGATGACGAACCAGGGCCTGCAGGTCGCGTGGGCCATGATCCCCCACGGCCTGCCGTTCGAGGCGGGCGACGTGGTGCGCATCATCTCGACCCGCCTCGGGCTCGACCTGTACGTCCGGATCGTCCGGTGGGAGCTGCGCGGCACGGACGGCGGGCAGCTCTACATCGAGTGCCAGGGCGCCGAGTACGTGCCGGCCGCGTACGGCCAGGCGACGGGCGACGTGACGGGCGCGGCGCCGGCGTCGCAGGCGCTGGCCGTGACGGGCCCGACGGCGGCCACGTCGAGCGGCGGCGCGACGGGCGGGCAGAAGGTCGCGGCGAAGATCCGGAGGGTCGCGTGACGGCGGTACGCGCGGAGATCAGCATCACCCCTCCCGAGGGCTCCGTCTTCGACGGCTACGCCATCTACTGGCGCCCCGCGGGCAGCACGGGCCCGTGGGCGCCGCGCGGCTACTCCGCCGTCGAGCGCATCACCCTGGACGACCTTCCGACTCAGGGCCGGTTCGAGATCGCCGTCGCCCCCATCGTGGCGGGCCTCGAGGCCCCCGCCGAGCGCTGGACGGTCTTGGAGTGGTCCCCGGAGTCCACGACCGACTTCACCGCCCCCGCGGTGCCCGGCAACTTCCGCGCGGGCCAGGAGGGCGCATCGGTCGTCCTCGCGTGGGATCAGTCCACGGACCCCTACGTCAGTCACGTCGAGATCCGCATGGGCGGGGCCGCGTGGATCGACGGGATCGAGGTCGCGCGCGTCCCCTACCCCGGCACGTCGGTCCGCGTCGGCACATGGTGGACGGGCTCCCAGACCTACCGGGCGCGGACGGTCAGCCACCAGGGCCTCGTGTCGTCCGACGTGAGCGCCACGATCGACATCGAGGCGGACAGCTACGCGCCCGTGCAGGCGACGGTGGACGAGGACGGCGGCGGGTTCGCGAGCACGAAGACGAACACGGAGGTGTCGTCGAGCAAGCTGCGGATCACGAAGCTGCCCGCGACGGCCAACGGCTGGACGGCGGTCGCGAACACGTACACCCATTCGGCCTACCTGCCGCACAAGGGCTCCGGCACCTACGTGACGGGGTGGCAGGACCGCGGCGCCGTCGTCCGTGAGCGCGTCGAGGTGCAGTGCGCGTTCGCGCGCGAGTCCGCCACCTTCACGGCTGACGACTGGACGCTCCCCCTCCGCGGCGGATCTCCTGCCCCGGGCGCACTGTCGATCGGAGACCGCCTGACGCCGGGAGGGGTGCCGACAGGCGGCTCCTCGATCGGCGTCGAGATCGACACGGCCCAGGACGGCGTCCCCACTTCCGACGGGTGGCGGCCGTGGGTGCCCGGCGCGGTGTACCTCTTCCGCCAGTACCGCCTGCGCTTCACGCTCTCCTCGATCGGCTTTCACTCGCTCGAGATCAGCACGCTCAAGCACCGCGGCCGGAGGCTCAACCGGAAGGACGAGGTGGCCGTGACCGTCAGCGGAACGGGCGGCACGTCGGTCAGCTTCACGACCCCGTTCACGGCCGCGCCGAAGGTCACGGCGACCGTGATCGGCTCAACCTCAAGGCTGGCCGTGGCCTACGACGTGACGGCGTCTGGTTGTGTCGTGCGAATCTACGACGACACAGGCGCCGAGCAGTCCTCGGGCACGGTCCACGTTCACGCGCTAGGAGTCTGATGTCGCAGACCTGGGTCACCATCGACCAGACGACGCACACGGCGACGCAGTGCATCGGCCACCTGGACGACAAGCACACGACGCTGCGCTCCGCCTGGTCCGGCAGCAGCGCTCCGTCGTCCCCCGTCCAGGGTCAGCTCTGGCTCGACACGTCGGCCAGCGAGTACGTGCTGAAGGTCTACGCCGACCTCGAGGGCACCGGCGCCGCGTGGTACGAGATCGGCAAGGTCCTCCACGGCGACCTGAAGCTCCGCAACAACCAGCTCGTGGACGTGCGGATCGAGAACCTCAACAGCCACACGACCCCCGCGTCGGGCGTCGTCGGCGAAATCTACCTCTACACCACGGACAGCAAGGCCCGCCTGATCGTTTCCGCGACGGTCCGCGAGGTCCTCATGTCGGCCTCGAACGTGGACTTCGTGGCGATCAACGTCCCGGCCTCGGCGTTCGAGCGCGACATCTCGAACCCGCCGACCGCCGCCACGAAGGGCACGACCCCCACGCTGCGCGGCTGGCTCTTCGACAACGCGAACGAGCTGGCCTCGATCGCGGTCCGCGTCCCCGCCGGCTACGCAGCCGACGCGAACTGCAAGCTGCGCCTGCTGTGCGTGCTGAACCAGGCCGAGACGAGCGGCGACGACATCGACTGGACCGTCGATCGCGTCTGCATCAAGCCCGCGGCCGCCGAGGTCGTCTCCGGCACGTCCACCCAGGAGACCGTGGCTCAGGACATGAGCACGTTCGTCTCCGACGGCGCCGTGCACGCCGTTGACATCGCGCTCGTCTACAACGACGCCACGAACCCGATCGAGGCGGGCGACCTGCTCGTCATGGAGTTCCACCGCACGAACCTCGCGAACTGCGGCGGCGTGATCGTCGTCGGCGCGCAGGTCCTGTTCCCGTTCGGAACGAAGATCACCGAATGAGGCGCCCGGCGAGCCGCCACCAGGAGTTGCCCGCGGGCCAGACGACGCGGCTCTACTTCCGGTTTCAGGAACTCAAGGACGCCACGGTCGCGGGCAAGGACATCTCGTCGTCCTCCTGGTCCACGCGCTTCCGCCTGTTCACGCGCCCGGTCGGCGCGGAGTCGGACCTGATCGTCCAGGCGACGGGCACGAAGACGCTGAACCCGGACGGCTCGGACGGAGCGGTCTCGAACGGCTCGACGGGCTGGGTCTACTTCGACGTCAAGCCCGCGATCACGGCCGCGACGGGCGAGGCGTTCGGGCAGCTCGTGTTGGTCGACACGGGCACCGCGGACGCCGCGACGATCTCCGACTACCGGGAGTTCCCGGCGGAGGACGTGCTTGTGTACTCGATCGTGAGCACCCCGACGCCATGAGTGCAGAATCTTTCCGGAATCCGCGCCGGGGTCCTGGGGCGATTCAGCGTGTCTACTGTCATGCAGACACAGACGCACGACCCGTCGGGCCCCGAGACCATGCCGTCCGCGTGGCCCCCGGAGCGCAACGGTGTGTGTGAGCACCTGCGCCGCTGCCTTGCGTGGTACGTGCTCGGCGGGCTCGTCCTGCTCAGCGCCGGCGGCGCCGTCGCGCTGCTCGTCCTCCTCAACCGCCTGGCGGTCATCGAGGCCCTACTCAGTACGAGGTGACCGATGCCGCGCAGCGTGACCGTGACGAAGATCGCGACGAGCGCTGCGGGCGTCACCGTCGCCCACTACACGATCCCCGCCGACCCGGGCGATCCGAGCGCGACGCCCCCGGTGCCGCCGCAGGCCGCGGGCACGGGCTCCGTCGTCATCGAGCCGCCGCACGAGGCGAACTTCCGCCAGGGCTTCGCCGGTGCGCCCGAGGTGAAGGTGACGTTCACGGGTGTGCCCGTGACGGAGTCCGAGGTCCACCGATGAGTCACGAGGCGGAGCTGATCGCGGCCGTGGTGGCCCTGGCGGGCGCGAACGCCGCGCAGTGGCTGTACGGCCGCGCCCGCGACAAGGCCCACGCGCGCGCGCTCAACGAACACGCTCTGCGCTACGAGACCCTCGCCCGCGAGGCGATGCAGCGTCTGTCGCCAGACTCAGAGGACTGACATGGCCCACTACCCAGGAGCTTCGATCATGGACCGACTGCTCAGACTGCTACGCATCAAGCCGAGCTCCGCCGCGCGCCAGGCCGAGGAGCGCATCCGGAAGGCCGACGCCGCGATCACGCAGACCGTCGCGCGCCGCAAGGCGTCGAAGGCCACTGCGACCGTCACGGCGTGCGCCCTGATCGCGCTGATGGCCCCCGGCTGCGCCGCCGTGAAGGGCTGGCTCGCCGGCGGCCCGGAGATCGAACTCTCCGCCGCCGTCGGCCCCGCGAAGATCGGCATCACGCTGAACCCCGGCAAGACGGTCGCGGACGCCGCGACGGCGCTCGCGAACGCGGGCGAGTCCCTCGCCGCGGTCACGGGGGCGATCGACCCGGTTCCGGCAGAGTGACCGTGCGCGCCCTCGCGCTCCTCCTGGCGCTGGCCCTCCCCGGCTGCCTCTCCGCCCCCATCGACCGCGCCGCGGACCGCGCCGACGCCGTCGTGGACCGTGCCGCCGCCAGCGCCCGCCAGATCGCCCAGGACGCGACGTTGGCGCTCGACGCCCGGATGGCCGCCCTCACGGCCGATTTCGCAGCGAAGGCCGACGCCGCGCGGGCGGCGGCCCTCTCTGACATGGACGCCCGGCTCACCGCGCAGCGCGCCGCCCTGCTGGCCGAAGTGGACCGCCAGCGCGCCGAGACGCTCGCGGCGCTGCGGCAGGAGCGCGAGGCCCTCACGGCGACCATGGAGCGGCAGTCCGCCGCGTGGGTCGCGGAGTCGGCCGCGTGGCGGGCGACGGCGGATCGGGGCGTCGGCGAGGTCGCGGCGATCCGCGCGCAGGTCGCGCCGGTCCTCGCGGCGGTCAGCGGCGGGGCCGGGGGCGCGGCTCCCGGACCATCCCCCGCCGCGCCGGACGCCGAGGACCGTGCGCTCCTGTGGGCGGGCGCGGCGGGCGCGGCGTTCACGCTCCTGAAGACGGGCGTGCGGCTCTGGAAGACGCACAAGGCGGCGGAGGCAGCCGCGCCGGGAGCTACGTCGTGACCGTCTCTGTTCTCCTCGGCGACTGCCTCGCGCACATGCGCAACATCCCCGATGCGTCCGTGGACGCCGTCGTGATGGACCCGCCCTACTGCTCCGGCGGGTTCTCCGAAGCGGGCAAGAGCGCGGCGACTTCGCAGGGCGTGTGCAGCGAGCGGCGCGATGAAGTGCCGTGGTTCAAGGGGGACAACATGACGACGGCGGGGCTCGTGTGGCTTCTCCGCGCCGTCGCGTTCGAGTCCTGCCGAGTCCTCCGCCCTTCCGGGTCGCTCATGTGCTTCATGGACTGGCGCATGGTGCCGAACCTCGTTCCGGCGCTTGAGTCGTCGGGGCTCCGATACCAGAACCTCGTCGTGTGGGACAAGGGCGCGGCGGCGCTCGGCAACGGGTTCCGCGCCACGCACGAAATGATCGCGCACTTCACGAACGGTGAGCCCGCTTACCACTCGTGCCAGCACGGGAACGTCCTCCGCCACAAGCGCATCCAGTCCGGCGAGCGCGAGCACTTCGCACAGAAGCCGGTGGAGCTGCTCCGCGACCTTCTGCGGACGGTGAGCCCTCCCGGCGGGACCGTCCTCGACCCGTTCGCGGGCAGCGGCTCCACGCTCGTCGCGGCGGCATCGCTCGGGATGAACGCGATCGGATTCGAGCGGGACCGCGGCTACTTCGAGGTCGCGTCGCGCCGCGTTGCCGAGGACGGCGGAGCGGGGCTCTTCGGGACGGCGGCGGTTGCGTAGCGCCTTGCGCCGCCTCCGCTGCGCCCTCGGCTTTCACCGCTGGACCCATGGCTACCGCTTCGTCTCGCCGAAGCATCCGCGGTACGCCTACGAGGTCGCGTGTCTGTGGTGCGACAAGGTCGCGAAGGCAGGAACATGACCCTCCCCACCCTCGACACCCTCCGCGCCCGCGAGGCGCACGCACTCGGGCTCCGCGATCGGGCCTCCGCGCTCCGCGGTGCGTGCGTGGCCCTCGCCTCGGCGATCGAGAACGCCCGCCCGCCGGAGGAGATCGCGCGCCGCCTCACGGAGTACGAGGCCGCCGAGTCGGCGATCCTCACGGCGGAGGAGCGCGAGGCAGTCGCGTGGTGCGCGCGGGTCTGGTGGCTGCCGGGCACGAAGGCGCGGGTGGCGGCGCTACTCGGGGCGCTGGGGCGGCTCGCGGGCTGAGTACCTCGCGTCGCTCATGCCCCA